CTATTATAGATTTATATCCGTTATACAGAGGCATAGGTAATGCTCCCCAATTTATTTCTTCTTTTTTATCTTTTCCTTGTAACTTTCTGAATCTAGAAAGTGATTTTAATAGATTAGCTTCAAATGCTCTTTTATTAGCATATTCTGTTAATTTTTGGAATTGTTCAGGATATCCTTCCTCTAAATCTTCTAATTTACCTTTAAAAGATATACTAGCTATTAAGAATGATCCTGGTATATGAATTTTCTCCCCATAGATAGCTTCATATACATTACATGCTTTTATTCTATCATTTCCTTTTTCGTAATCGTATAAATCATCAAATCCTTTCTTATATTTTGTAATAGTAAATACTTGTATATTATCTTTACCTTTAAATAACTCTACTAATTCTTTTCTGTTATTATCTATTTTATTTAATATATCTCTTATATCTGGTATCTTTTTTTCCGCTATCATATTTAAAGCTATTTCTTTAGCTTTATCGGCTAAAGCTTTATTAAAGTTTCCTTTCTTAAGAGATAATCCTTTTAGGTCAGGTTCTTTAGACGGTAAGAATACTCCTTCTTGTATTGCTATATAACCTAAGTAATTCTTAGCACCTTTAGTAACTTGTAATGTAGAAAAAAAGAATTCTTGTTTATATGATATCATATGCCTATAAGTCTCAGGTATATTAGATTGAGTAGTGTATCTCCATAGACCAGTTGCTACAATAGTTGACACAGCATTTATTATAATAGACCCTACTATATAGTCTAGCATTTCGGGATCAAGATGAGAAGTGACTTCTTTATAGTTAGGTATCTCTTTTATTTTATTCATATCTTCTTGTAATGTTAAAATAAGAGAGTCTGTATCGGTTACTATTATTCTTTCTCTCTCTATATTCTTAAATATATCTTCCGTAGAATCTAATCTTTCTCCATATTCATTAACATCTCCTTCATACCAATAAAAACCATATAAGATTTCTTTCATTATAAGAGATAATTCATCTATTCTATCTTTAATATATTCAGGACATTCCATAGGATCTAAATATACTATCTTTTTAAATTTACCATATTCTTTTTCTTCCATTAATTTATTTAATTCACTATATTTATCATTTTGATCTTTTAATAAAGATGCTATTAATTTTTGTACATAAGGTAAATGTATTATAGCGTCGAAATTAGAAGTATAGTAAACTAATTTCTTTTCTCTATCGGTTAATTTACTTATTCTCTTTTTAAGTATATCTAAACCATAATAAGAATCTTCGTAATGATGTCTTAAAATATGCTTTAAAATCATCTCCTCTGTAGGAAGAATTAATAGATCATCATAATAAGACCAATCTACTTTTTTATTAGAAGCTTGATGGATGAAATTCATATGGATACTTACATTATAAGCTCTGTAAGACCCAAAATGACTCTCTATAGTTAATCCATTCATACTAACCGTACTTCTACCTCTAACCGTAGTAGCAGATGCTATATCGTAATTATAATACTTACTAAATATATTGATCATTATACCATAAAATGTATTTAAAGCTTCTTTTGTATTACCTTGCATTAGATTATAGAAAGCTGTCTCAACTGGTTTACCAGATCCTTTAGCTTTCTTCATTTCTGTCTTATAATAAGATCTTAATTTCTTCAAGATTCCATAAGTTATAACTGCTGGTGCAGTAAATATTTCGTGCTTAAGAAATAAAGCTCCATTCTCTACAATAACATAATCATTTTTTATTTTATTCAATAAATCCATTGCTAGATGAACCTTTGTTTTCCCAGTAACAGAAGAATAAATTTCTATTTCTTTATTCATAAATTTAGTAGCAAATGCACTATTTAAATAGTCAGTATCTTCTATACCAGTTAATACTTGCATTGCTCCTATCCAAGACATTTTAAAATCCTCTAAATCCTTTATTGCATCGATCATATTTTTCCACTCCTTATTATTAAAAATAAATATTTTCTAAGCATTTAGTTTAAGTTTATCGACATAAAAGGGCTTCCCTATTGCGGGAAGCTAGCTTTTATTTGTTTCTTTTATCAGCTCTATAACTGTAATTATTCGGTGATGTATTAGGTTTACTTTTACCAGTAAGCTGATTGATCATCTCATTCATTCCATTCATAAATAATTTGACACTTTGAGAATAACCTTCTCCTCTGTAAACCATTCCTTCTACGAAATCGTGGAAATAAGTATTAACATCGTTAAATTTCTGTTGAATACTACCTTCAGCTTTAAAGTACATAGTTTCTATAGCTTGATTAACTGTTTTCTTTTGTTGTTTAGTCAAAGTTGATACATTTATACCACACAATGTAGCTAAGAATGTAGTATAAGAAGATCCTAGTCCCATACCAGATTTAAACCATCCTGGGTAGCTACGGAATAGATAAGCGTTAAGATCTCTTACTGTCATAGTAACATCTATTTCTGTAGGCATTCCCCAGTCATTGCACGTTTCCATTTTCCTATCTATTGTTAAATCTGTTATTAAAGAATATTCACTATTTATTACACCCTGTGAGTATACCTTACATATAGGAGGAGAAGTAAAGAACCCTCCTGTCCCAGGTGGTACTGCCAAACAAGTTAACTGCACTAAAGGAAAAATTGTATTCATAAATGTACTTATTTTATCTCCCGACGGTGTTGCTAATTTTATTTTAACACTATAACTCTTTTCGAATGAGGAATTAGCCCATACATCTGGTATAGCAGGAACTCCCATAAAATAATTGAGTACGCTTTGTTGTACTTTATTTCTAGGATTTCCCAACATAGGAGAAGCAATAGCTTTAACTACTTCTGATGTTGTTCCTAAAGAATCTAACTGTTCTTTAAACGGTGAAGGATTAGCCTGGTTACTCAATGTATCAGAAGCTTCTATTATTCCATCAGCATAAAAAACAACGTACCCAGGAGAATCATCGTTCGTATTACCAGATCCTAATTTCTCTAACATAGCAGGATAACCTCCTATAGCTAAAGAAGAAAGTCCAGATCCTAAATATGCTATATCTTCAGCCGTGAAACGTGTAAAGTCAAAAACACCTTGTCTCTGTGGTACGTCTGATCCTCCACCGAAAGTAGCGGTAATACCATGGCCTTGTAATCCACATAACATAGCAGCTAATCTAGTATAACGTGCTACGTCTTTTCGGTAATCATACATGATAGATTGATTGAATTGTAAGTTACCGGTAAAGGCATCTCTGGCAATAGTCATTACTTTACCACCAACGGCTGACGTTGCAGCTGCTGCATTCTCTGATATTTGCCAATTTATAAATCCAGGCTGGAAAGCTATAAATGTACCATATCTCAATACATTATTTATAAACATTGATCCTAACGAATTAGGGTAATCAGCTAACGGCGGGTCAGTGTCTTGTAAGAAGTTTGCTGGTAGTCCACTTATTCCCCAAATAGATCCTCTAGCAGCTTTAGAAGCAGCTTCTTTAATACCCATAGGACCACGGTATCTACTAGCATTATATTTAACATGCCCACCTTTATCGTAATTGGTCTTTCCCCATAACTTACCTTCTGCTTGTTTAATTTCGTTTTCGTCGTATCCACTTCTAGTTTTACCGTCCCATTTAAGCATCTCATTAACATCTACGTCATTTCCGTCTTTATTCTCGTGTACTCCACTTCTAGTATCTTCTGTTCTAGAAGTATCCTGTTTCTTTTCTTGCTCTGCTTTTTTAGCCGCTTGCTCTTTATCCCAAGGAGATCCATATCTACTATTACCAACACCTACTAAACTATCTTTAGCTTTAGTCTTCTCTACACGGTTATTTCTAACATCGTTTGCTTTAGCTCCTTGGAATCTATCTCCTGCAACACTTTCCTTTACGTTTTTATTAGTACTAACACCAAATGGTTTAGTACCAGTTTTAGGGACAGTATTAGCAGCGGCTATTTCTGTTTTATTTCCTCTATCAAAAAGCATTATCGGTTTCCCGTTATAATTTATCAATTGTTAATCCTCCTCTCTTGTCTATTTAGGAGAGATGAGGGGAATTAAACTCCCCACATCCTTATATTTAAAATTCAAAACTTGGCATCCAGCTTTTTACTGTAGCGTTAAACTGATCGAAATTAGCTAAATCTTCACTAGCCGGTGCTGTATAATTATTAATTACTTTCGGTTCTGGTATAGGCTTCTTAGCCACTTCTTCTGTAGATGAAGCAATATCTTTATTTGTATTAGCAACTTCTTGAACAACATTCGTTTGTTCTTTAGTGGCTACTAATTGTTGTGCTGCTAAGTTTCTTTGTTGAACTGCACTTTCTCCTAATAATCCTAGTATCTTCAATAATGGATTATTACTATTTTGCATTTTCTTAGCCGCTTGTTCTACAGACTTATCTTGCCAAGATTTGTCTACAGGAGTTTCTATAGTCACAGCATCTTTAAATAATCCATTACCTATTCCATAGACACTTCTCTTGTATCCGTCAGACATCTTACCAAAACCTTGTTGTCTTACTTTATCTTTAGCGTATACTTCTCTAGCCATATTAGAAGCTAATAAATTTTGTAAATCATTCTTAGAAGAAAGATCTATATTAGCTGTACTAGGAATAGCTTCTGCTAAAGCTTTTTGAGGATCTCCCTCTTTTAACTTAGTTTTCTTAGTAGTAGGATTAGAAGCTCTTCTTTTCTTAGTAACAGAACCTGCTTGTTTTTCTGCTACACCAGGATCGTTCTTACTACCATCTTTGTTACCTCCTGATGCTGGGTTAGGCCAGAAAGCTCCTAAGAACTCCTTACCACCTCTCATCATTTTGCCGGCTACAGAAACACTACTTTCTGTAATAGCACGTCCTTGGTTTCCTCCTATAAATTTAACCGAGTCACCTGTAACTTCTGTACAAATTGCTGTATGTCCTCCACCGTCACGTTTCCATACTAATATAGCACCAGCTTTAGGAGCGTCTAATTTAGTATATTCACTAGCACCATCATTTAATGGATATAATGATGACATAGATCCTTTAAATGTAGGATGACATTTCTTAATACAATAAGATACAAATAGTGCACACCAAGGTTGTCCACTATAGTTAGATCCAAACACAAAGTTCTGATAAGTATTCATCGGATCTTCTTTAGGACTATTACTTTTCTTTTTGTTACCATGTTTACTTAATTCTTCTCTAGCAACATTAACCCAACCTGCTCCTGATGTATCAGAAGAAATTATTCCTGTTCCAGTAGTTTCTGATTTAATTTTTTCTGTATCCCATTCAAATTTATCTTTATGTAAGAAAACTTGTTGTCCAGCTGAGTTAAATACTCCTCCCCAAGTTCCTGATCTTACTCCACTCCATCCTTCAGATGTTGTTGTAGATCCTCCTGTAGTAGTGGTAGAAGAAGATGTATTACTTGATGGACTTATTACTGACTCTACTGCTTTCTTAGTAGTATCTGCTATTTTATTTACCGTATTATTTGCTATACTACAAGCTTGCAACCATTTATCTGAACTAAAAGAAGCGTAGTCTTTTAGATTAGCTTTAGTAAATCTAATAAATGCTACAGCATTAGCAGATATATCTTTACCATTTATTACTGGACTAAAAGGATATGCTAGTCTTATAGGTTGACCACAATTTCCTTTCCCATCGTAGTTAGGGTCTATTAAGTAGAATTCTTTAGACGTTTGTCTTATCATTAAATAGTAGTGATGATTAGATAATATAACTCCGCACATCTCATCTTCTCTTAACATACGACTAAATCTTTTGTCTTTAGATATATCGATACTATCGTCTCCTTGAGCTCCAGCACTAAAGAAATCACTCTTAACATATCCAGAAGATCCTTTAAACGCTTTAGCTAATCTTTGTACTTTTCCTCCTATGGACTGAGTCTTAAGCTCTGGTCTCAAATATCTATACACCATAGCCATTACTGCAGGAGCACATCCTGTATTGACATCAAATCCATCAGTAAAGTTTTTAGACCCTAATGGTACTCCAGTTAAAGTAGATCCTGCTCCTCCTTCGTTAGGGCTATAGAAATTACCTTTTTGTCCCTTTAATAGAGTAGCTTTTATTCCAGATCCACTTCCTCCTTTATTACCAACGGAAGTTCCTCCTACAGGTCCGTCTGGTCCGTAAGTTACACCTTTATATTTAAACGATTTAGATCCATCTCCGTATCCTGGTACACCAGTATCGATAAATGTATTATTACCTTTCATACGAGTAGCTCCGTAACCATATTTTCCCCAGTGCACTTGGTTAATCAACTTAGCAAGTTCTTTCTGTCTTCCGTCTGGTACAGAGTTTATAGCATCGTACATACTATCATCGTATATAGGTAATTCGTCTTTCCATTTAGCACCTTTTATTTTACTACCGTCTACTCCCATCTTAGATAAAGCGGTTTTAACTTCTCCTGTTACGTATGCAGGACCATGTCCAGAAATATCCATTAATATAAATTGTGTAGCGCCACTTTTAGCTTTTGAGAATCTACCAGCATTCCACCAATCTTCCCAAATCTTATCTGCTGTAGTAAATGGCATATCTGCGACATTACCTTCGTTTATTCCATATCTATTTCTAGCATATTTATTAGTCTTACCATCAATTCCAAATAATGTCTTACCTCCACCTTTAGAACCGTCATACCATCCACCTTCGTTTATTATCTGTTGACGTCTGGCAGCTCTAAATCCAGTAGAATTTCCTAAAGATGCTACTGCAGACGGATCTATAGGTCCACCTTCAGTCGTTGTTACTTTAGCAGTGGATTTATTCTCTAGCCTCCAATTGCTATTGCTAGTACCGCTTTTTCTAAGCATAACATTATCTTTTCTTGATAAGAAATTTAAAGGCTTAGCTTTAGCACCAAATCCAGTTGACCCTCCAGATCCTCCACCTCTATTTATAACAGACATATCAGATCCTATATTAGCTCCAAATATAGCAGCACCACTACTATAAGAGGCGATTCTTTGATCGTTAGTAGATATCTCTTGAAATTCTTGTCCTAAAGGATCTCCTAATAATAATGTACCAGAATCTTTGTATAGTAAAGCTACGAAGTGGTTATTACCTCCACTACGTGTCAATAACGCTATAGCAGCACCAGGTGTCTTAGCAGCTCTTAATATAGTCTTTTTGTCGCTAGTTACTTGACCACCAAATGAATCGAAGTAATTTAAACTCACTCCTCCAGCTGACATTACGAAATTTCTAGCCTTCTTAACTAATTCTCCATCACTTATATCGTAACCTTTATAAGCTGATATCATTTTCATAACAGCAACTGCACAACCATCATCTGCTAATGTAGACGAACCTAAGGACCCCATCATAGAAGATTGAGATACAAATAAAGCACCTGATATATAAGCACCTTTTCCTTTTATGGCTGTTCCTCTAGAAAGATCTCCTCCAGACCCTCCTTTATTTCCAGTACCTGGTTTAGAAGCTATATTATTTTGTGCGTCGTAAACTCCTCCCCAAGCACCTCCACTGGCCATCCAATCTTCGTTGTTAGACGATCCAGACATGTTACCACTATTAACATCGTCTGAACCACCACCGGAGTTATCAATTTTAGTTGTTTGCTCGTCTTGTTTATCAGATCCTCCGTTAGCTACATTTTCTTGTTGTTGTTTAGCTAATCCATCTTGATCCCAGTTTTTGAATAAGAATTCGTATAATGCCCAAGCCATTACTTTTGGTACCATATTACCAGTCGTAAGATTTATCCAGAATATCCAAGTACCTAAAGGATTTTCTCCCACTTCTAATAACGAGTTAATCATACCTCCAAGTGTACAAGCTGTCTTTTGCCAGTTAGTAGGATTATCTATATTAAACCATTCTTTTGCTGATTTATAAGCTTGCCATCCATCCCATGCTGCAAATAAAATTGGCATAGCTATATTTATATATGGTAAAGCTGCCGATACTGTTTTAGCTAAAAATTTAAAGTTTTTCTTACCTAGAGTTTTTAAAGCAACTTTCTTAACCATTTTACCAGCTTTTTTAGTTATCTTCTTCCAAGCAAATTGTATTATATCGTCTATCTTAGTAGCGAACTTTGCTAAGTGTTTTCCTATAAAAGGAATCTTTTTAATACCCTTAGCAAACTGCTTAAGACGAGAAGATCCTTCTGCTATTTCTGCCGCTTTAGAAGCATTCTTAACCATATCTTCTGCCGCTTCTCCAGCAACTTTTTTAGTAGCATTTTTAGTTAACTTTTCTGCTACATTTTCTACAGCTTCTTCTGCTCCTTCCATAGTTACTTTTTGAGCTGTTTTCTTAGCTAAGTCTTCTGCCATATTTTGTCCACTAGCCGTAGCGTCCATAGCTTTA